GGACTGACTACCTCTGTACGAAGATATCTGTCATAAATTCTTGACTCCATATCTTCGTCAAGCAAGTCAATTTTCTTAAGCTTAAACTGGAGAAGATCTGTAAATTCAGCAAGTAGACGATTAATCTTCTTTTCAATAATCGCTTGGTCTGGTCCGATTACTTGAATTTTAAATGTCTTATCAGCATCTCTCGAAACAGCAAGGTTTGCATTGTCATAAACACCAACCTTTGGTGCGGGAACCCTATTTGCGATAAGAATCTCATCACGGTTTGATTTTCGATATTTGTCAAAAGAAGCATCCTGAATTCCGGCTTCTAGTTTTTCAAACTTAATATCAGCATCTCCACCAATTCCAGCAGGCAATGGAACAATGAGAGTTCCGTGATTACGACCCTTTACCTCAGTTCTGAAGTAATTAACAAGTTCCATTTTAGAACGGTTGCTAAGTTTCGCACCTTTGAGAATGATTGCATAACGAGGAATTGCTTTGTTTTCAAAATAATCAATGTTATATTCTTTTGCAAATTTATCACCAACGATTGCGGCAGCAGCCGAAACAGCTGCGGGGATACCGTAATATGTATTATTAGGAGAATACATCTTGAAATGGATGATTTCATTAGGATTTGGATCACTATTGATAGGGTCTTTCATTTCCAAATCTTGGAAGTTTCTAAAGAACACTGCTTGAATTTTATTTGCTCTTGACAGTTGCACGAAACCATCACGATGTCTTCTAACACGAACCATCGTTGCTGGAATATGACCAATATAGCCAACTTTGCCAGAATTATTTCTACCTATTTCAAGATAACCGTTTCCTACTGTTAGACAATCTTGCCAAACACGAACGAGGGTTTCAATAAGAGTTTCTTCAACATTCAAGTCTTCAAAAAGAACTTCAAGCTCTTCTCGTAAATCTTGCAAGTTCTTGCGAGTTCTTTCCAGCTTTGCTGGATCATCTTGTGCTTTCTCAATCCTTCTTCTTGATTTAAGGGTTTCTGAAAACTCAAATCCAAGTCCTACTGTATTCATAACTCTTGCATTAATAGCTGCGCAGTGGATTGCACTTTGGTCATACAACTTAGCAAGACTATCCAAGTCGTATGGAGGGTTTACAATATCCCAAAGAGAATATCCATTAACAACTTCTGGGTCAAGATATTTTGATTTTGTGCCATCTTCACCTTCGTGTCTTTTCTGTATCTTGTATGCTTTCCTCTTCATTCTTGGAGAAAGAGAATCTATCTTCACCATTGAGAATGGGTCTATCGCTTCCTCAGTTGAAGAGAAGCCAGTGTATGAAATATCATCAATTTCATCAGAAAAGTCTTGTTCGGCTAATACCATTTTGTTGTCCATAATTACTTCCTAAAGTGCTCGTCAAACACATCTTCAAAAGGATCGGCTACCAAGCCAGCAGCGAGGCGCTCTGCTTGGTCATCTCTCTCATCAGAAGAAACTTTTCTTGCACCAGGAACCCAACGGATTACTCCATCTTCAGAACCTGTCCAGTATTTGGCGGCCTCGGCAACACGAAGTTCAAGAGATTCATCACCAACAAGACCTTCTGCACAGAGAACACCATCTCCATCAGTTAATGGAAGACCATCTGGCATTATCCAAAGACATACGCCATAGGTTCTCTCCGGAACCCAAATATTTTTACTTTTGATCATATCTGAAGACATTTGAGACAATTCTACACCACTTTCTTTAATTTATCCACATTGCATTGACAACTTCTGTCAATTATTTAGGAATGTTGTCTTTAATAAGTTTAATTTCGCAAGAATCTGTACTGCAATAGTTTTCACCAATAGCGTCTGCTGCCATTCCTGCATAAACTCCGGAGAAGTCAATTGGGAATAATTTCATTTCACCATCATTGATATATTCCTCTTCTGTTATTTGAGTGTATGGCATTTGAGGATATGTAAAATTACCTGAAGGTAGGAAAGACACAGTTTTAAGTTGTCCGTCATACATGTGCAAGACGGTTCCAATATGCTTCTGCTCCTTTTCCGAATCAAAAGAGATTGTGACTGACACAGAGTTATCTGACCAGTATCTTTGAGCATGAGCAGCTATTGCCATTTTCTCAAATATAGTGACATCCTTTTCCGCTCTTCTTGCTAAAGACTTGATTGGAAAAAATACGACAGATGTTGTATCTGGGGATTCAGATGCTGGCTCAACACGGTAATTAGCCATGCGGAATAGAGGCAACATTGGATCATCATTAGAAAAACGAATTGCACGATTAAAGTACTTACCACCTGGTGTCCAATGAACTCCCGGAGACTCTCCAGCCAAAATTGAAACAGTACCGGAAGGCTTAACAGTTGTCATCTTGATTGATTCACGAATACCAAACCATTCTGAATAGATGTTGTCGTATCTTTTAATTGTTTCATATCCACTATTCATCCATTGACGCAATACAGGCATTCCATTGATGTCAGCAAAATTTGCAATACCAGACATTGACGCACCAATACGGCGATTTCTTTGCATGATTGCATTTGTTTTTTCCCAATGAGTTGGAAGAAGAGTTACAGTTTTTGCATAAAGATAAGCAAACTTCAAAGTGCGCTTATAGTCGTCAAGAGAGTCGTGACGGTTGAGGTAGGTTTCAACAAGAGTGCAGCACTCGTATGATTCAAGTGATTGCTCTGCACAGGGGTTATAACCAGCAACACGCCAGTCTTTATTATTTGGAGGATCAGCCAAGCGGCCATATTGCTGAGACATGTCCATCCAAATAACTCCGGGTTCACCATTCAAAGCAATGCTGTCAATAATATTTGAGATATCAGCACCAACCTTTGTCTCGATAGAGTTGTTACTCATCCATCCATGTCCGGGATCACTAGGATCGTATGAATTTCTTTCAGGGAATACTTCAGGATTTTTCAGATTTAAAAAGTCTTCCGTATTGCGACCAATAAACAACTCTGCTGAACGGCGAACATTCCCTGATACAACACAAACACCAATTAAGTTACCCATATCGGCAATATCGACTGTTGTTAATTTTTCTCCTCCACGACCTTCAAACATTTTTTTAATCTTTTTATGAAGTTTCATCAATGGCTCTGGACCAGATGCTGTACCTCCAAATGTTGCAATTGGCGATCCATATGGTCTTATAAGTGAGTAATCAAATTCGATTGTTGGCTGATCTGGCTTTAGATATGAATTAATTAAATCACCAGTTGCTCTAGCCCAACTCTCTCTGTCATCTGCAATGACATCAACAAACACCTTGTCTAAAGGTTTGTAAATATTAAAATCTTTATCGGAACCCTTGTCGTCAAAACCAACACCAATGCCAAGCATTGATGCTTCCATCAAAAAAGTAAATGGCTCAGCAGGATTGTCTTTAGACATTTCAGATGTTGAAACAAAAGCACAGTTTTGAAGAGCAGCGGAGTTCTTGTGAATGTTTACAAGAGGTGTTCCCATAATCCAAAGTCCACGACCTGGGGGTGTCCACTTGAGATTAAATAAGCGATCAAAGGCTTCTTTTGCGCTAGATTGAGCCTTTACGCCGTTCCAAGGTAGACGGTTTTTTCTGCAGTGGTCTTTTTGTAGCGAGTACATTCCATTAATAACACGCTCGCAAACATCAGTCCAAGTCTCCTTTGTTCCATCCTGTTTTTTTCTTGAATATGTCCTCAAGAAAGTTATTTCCCCAACCGAGTTGCCTGCAGCGTCTCTGTATCCAAATGGGGCTTTTTTGTTTTTATATGATGATACAAAATCATCACTAAGTCTGAATGAAAATAGACTTTCATTTAATGTGCTTGAAACCATGAATCTCCTTAATAGTGTAGACAACAATTTTATCAAACCTAGAACTAAGCGCAATAGATATTACTTAGGTCTAATGTTTTTTTCGTATTCGTCTAGTCTATCGAGCATCATATCAGCAATTGCCGGCCATGAATGGTTAGCGTGAATTATTTTTGCAGAATTCAAAGCGAGCATTTTGAAGAGGTCATATTCATTAACGACATTCTCCATGTGCATCACAAGTTCTTCAAAATCAGGTATAGCCCAGTCCCCAGTGTCTGTTGCGTATGAATGGCTGTTGAAAGTTGCATCACCATATTCAGCTGCCAATGGTATTCCATAATGAGCAAAGTCAGCGCAACCAGTTAGGTTTGTGACAATTGTTGGCATACCGGTTGCCATTGCTTCAAAAGGTATCATTCCAAAACCTTCTCCACTTGTTGGGTAAACCATGCAATGACATTTGGCATAAAGTTGTATTATCTCATCATTAGAGAAAATATCTGGAATACCGATAATTTGAGGATGCTGGTCAGCTTGAACAAGCTTGCCATTTACATAGGCTTCTGCAAAACAGAACTTATTATACTTAAGTATTAATTTAAAATCCTCTTTACCTTCATAAAGTTCTAGAAAGGCATCAACAACAAGTTGAGCATTCTTTCTTTTAGCATCTCCACCAATATGTAGAAAATTAAATGTATTATTTAATTCTCTTTCAATAATTCTATATTCTGAAGAGATACCATGAGGTATTACAAATATCTCTTTAGATATACCATTGTTAATGTAAACATCTTTTACAAAGTTTGATGTAGTCCATATTTCATCACAAATGTTCATATTGTAATGCCAGCCTTCTGGTATTCGTGTAGACTCCCAAGGAGTATAACCTATATTATAAGAATTTGACAATTGATAATAATAAGGCTGACAGAAATTAATATGAAAAGGTATTTCTGGATTGTTATACATAACAACAGTATTTTTTTCCTGAAGAGCGGTAATCATACTTACTGCAGCGTTTGTGTACCCCTGACTAGACCAAAGTTCACCACTTAAGTCCATGTTCTGAGCGCTAAACCAGCTTATTTTTTTCATTTATTTAATCTGTCTTCTTTTTATCGGTAATTTCTTTAGCGTGAGGTATCTCATCATTGAAGTCCAAATATTTTACACCATTATCGATTAATTTTTCAGCACAATCCTGATCAATTTCACAAGTTATGGCTCTTCCAGTAAAAGCACAGTAGGTTGCGGCAATATAGAAATCAGAACATTTAACAACACTAATCACATCTTCGTCAAGGACAACGAATGGTCCACAGTCTTCAGATTCTACAATTGCGATAATTTTCATATATATATATAATACTATTAGTACTCTATTAGTACATTAAATACTATAGGTATACTAGGTATACCATAGTGTACTAAGTATACTGGCGCATCTTCCGATGCGAAGCATACCATGCCCTTCAAGAAAAATATCAAAATTTTCATTTTTTTTTCCAAGCCCTGCTATCCTACTGGTATGACAAACGAATATTATCATGAAGTATTGGATTTTGGAGAAATTGAGTTAATCTCATCGATGGCATCAGATCTTGATGTAGTCAATGCTGCCAAGGTCAGCTTCTCTTCTTCTAAGAAAGAAATTGATGAATCCTGCGTTGGCTTGATTAATTACCTTGTAAAGAACAAACATGCGACTCCGCTTGAACATTCCGTTTTTAAATTCCGCATAAAGGCTCCCATCTTCGTCACAAGGGAGTGGATGAGGCATCGCTGGTCATCGTTTAATGAGATGAGCATGAGATATTATGTTCCACCTAAAATTGATTATTATATCCCAGCCTTTGAGAATATTAGAAGACAAACCGGAAAACCTGGTGCTTATTCTTTTGAAGAAATTGAAGACCCAGATCTCAAATCATTGGTTATGCGTAGGATGCAAGAAGTAATTGGCTATTCTGATTTAGTTTATCGAGACTTGATTGAACTAGGTGTTGCAAAAGAAATTGCTCGATGCGTGTTGCCGGTAAGTCAATATACAGAGTTTATATGGACAGTTAATGCTAGAAGTTTAATTAATTTTATTTCATTAAGAAATGATTCAAATGCTCAATATGAAATTAATGAATATGCAAAAATTATTGAAAAAGTTTTTGCTCAAAAAATGCCAATAACATATGAAGCATTCATTAATTCTGGTAGAGTATCTATATGAGTTTTTTTCTATTTTGGTCATGGATTGCAATCCATACATTAATACTGAATATAGCAATAAAAGCTGGATGGAGCCATGACGCAGGCTATGTTGCTCCATTCTTAATGATTCTTTCATTACATTTAATTATTGCATTGTTTAATGCCAAAAATAGAAGTGGATCTTAAATCTTTCTTAAAGGATAAAAAAGTATTGGCTTTGTCTGATACATCTTATCCCCATAAATATATAAAAGACTTTTGCAACGAAATATCTGAGTCCGTTGTCGATGTTTATGTATCCCCAGCAACAACATCTGGATTTTTGAAAGTCTATGTCTCTCATACTGGAAACAGGCGATCAAAAATATTGAAAGATAAGAAATTTTTGTTGTTTAACAAAATTAAGCCAAAAGATTATATTATTGTTATATTTTTTGGTTCTAAAAAGACAAAAGAAACAAGAATGTTGACAGTTTTGGCGCAACAGCTCGTAATTCACGATTATAATATAATTACAGTAACCGAGGAAGGAGTAGATTATGACAAGGATAATCCCATTTTCAAACAATGAGCACATAGATGACTATGAAACCTTGGAGATAAGAATCAAGTCTGTCCCTTTTGAGGATGGCTATGCCCCGGTCTTCTATATTTCTAGCCCAAGTGATGATTACATAATGGATATTGAAGAACTTGGTTGCCTAATGGATGGGATAGACATTGCTAGAAAAAATATAGATGATATTATAGATGTCTTACTGAGGTCTAAGAATGAATAGTGTTCCTGGTTTAATTATGGGTCGTGTCCTTCCCAATTTCCCCTACCCAGAAAAAGAATGCCCCTATTGCTATCAAAAACTAAAGATTGTAAATGCTGTACATTGGGAAGAAGACATGTACCAATACAAGGCTTTATACCTAGATCCAAATCCAGAATGCCCAGTATACGATGAAGGTGCTCGAAAAGCATACGCTAGAATTGTCTATTCAACAGAACAAGCCTATGCTGAGTTTAATGCAATCTCAATACCAGTTCAGAGATGGGGTCAAGAAGATTTGTACAGCTATTATAAGTGATTAATGGTAAACTGGTAGATACTATGTCTAATCAAAACCTTGATGATAAGCAAATTGATAACCTATTGAAATCATTAACCGAGTGGTTTGGTGAAAAATGGGTTGATATTTCTAGACCAAAAAAAGGTGGTGGATTTGAGCCTTGTGGTCGCAATGATGCGAAGACTGGTAAATATCCTAAGTGTGTTCCTGCTTCAAAAGCAGCAAGAATGACACCGGAAGAGATTGCATCCGCTGTACGCAGAAAAAGAACAGCGGAATCAACACAGACAAGGGATGGCAAGAAACCAATCAATGTCTCGACAGATAAAGAAAAGATTGAAAAAGCAAATGTACCAACAGACCCAGCTCTCTATGCTAGAGTTAAAGCTGAGGCTAAAGCTAAATTTGATGTTTACCCCTCTGCCTATGCGAATGCATGGCTGGTTCGTGAATATAAAAAAAGAGGAGGAGGTTACAGGGTGACAAAAGAGAATGTTGAAAAGGTTGCAGAAGACCTTTCAGAAGAAGAAGCAGCGCTTGCAGATGCCTTGGTGACAATTGCATCCAACTATGGCAAATTCAATGAAGATGAAACAGGAATTTGGGCTGGCTATGATAGTCCAGAAGAAAATGAAGTTAAAAGTATTGGAGTTAAGTGCTCAAATTGTGTTCTATATGAAGGTGATGGTGTTTGTAAGATTATTGCCCAGCAAGTAGAAGAAGAAGGGAAATGCAGGTTTGCTGTAATCCCAGATGGACTCGTAATGCCAGAAATGGATGATGAATACGAAGAAGAGGATGACGAAGAAGGAAATTCAATGTCTACCCTCATCTCTATGATTAGAGATTTATTAAATAATAAGGAGAAATAATATGAAATATAATATGGAAAAAATGGCTAAAGACCACCAAGCAATGAAGTCTTGGCATGAAACAATGGCTAAGTCTTCAGCAGAATCGATGCAGGATCATATCAAAGCAGCAGCTTGGCATGAATCTCAGACAGACATGATTAAAGGAATGATGAGTGAAGTACCTCTTGACCCAGAGAAGAAAGTTACTTCAATTCCTACAGCCGGATCAGCTTCCACACCAACTTCTGGTGCCGGTAAGACAGCTCCGACCAAAGAAGTCCCTCTTGACCCAAATACTGTCAAGAAATCAGACCTGATTGCGATCCTTGAAGAGCACACTGCACTTCATGGTGATTTTGACATGGAAGTTAATGCAATTGCCAATTTCTTGATTAACGAGTAATCAATGGATGTTGGAGTAAGTGTTGCTATAATTACTGGGATATTTTCAGTACTTGTAACACTAATACAGAAAGCAAGACGAGAGAATAAGTCAGACCACAACATGGTTTATGAATCCTTACAGGATTTGAAAACTGATGTTCGTGATGTTGGCACAAAATTAGACAATCATATTGATTGGCATTTAAAAAAATAGATTTGATATAGCGCTTTAGGCAGTCGTATTTCGTAAGATTATGATTGAAAATTAAGGCGCTATATCTATTTTTTTATTCAAAAATCCCCCATCTTTTATAAAATCGTGGTATCCTACTGTTGAGCAACAGGAAGGAAAAACAATGCTAACAAGAGCTCAAATTGAAACATATGTCAAAGAAATCCCAGAGGCTATCGACCCCGAGGATCTTAGGGCCGCCTATGCGACCATTACTGGCTTTGCTGAAGACAAGTCTATTAAAGAGATTCAGTCTTATTATTCACTAAGTTCAGAAAAGGTTGATCAATGGATGAACTATTTTAAATTCAACACGGTCCGATCTGAAAATGCTGGTAAGCGCAGTTCTAAAACAAAGAAGATTGAAAATTATCTTAAGGAAAATACTGGTAAGATTGTGACTCCAAAACAAGTTGCGGAAGATGTAGGAATGTCATTGCCAACTTTTTATAATTTCTATAATGCAAATATGGGATACTTCAAAAAAGTAAAGCGTGGAAGTTTTGAAATCTTAGACCCTAGGCAAGAGAGGGCTAAAAAATAATGTCTGCTGAATCTGTTATCCAAAAACTTGACGAGGCATGCAAGTATGTTGAGCAAGATATCTATCGCTCAGTAATGTCTGAAGCCGCGTCTGAAATCGAAAGACTGAAAGCTTATATTCTAGACCTTGAGTCTTCGGTTAGATATTTGACACTGCAATCGACTAAGGGACTGTAAAAGGAGCAACACTAATGGAACTCGTTCTTAGTGCAATAGCTATTGGTTGTTTTGCTGCTATTATTTTAATTTGGATTAGCGGTCCATGACAACTATTGTTGCAATACAAGGTGATGGATATGCTGTTATCGGTACAGATTCACGAATCTCATCTTTTGACGAAACCGGAATGGCTTATCAAATAACAACTCTTGGAACAGGGACATCAAAGATTGCATCAGTTGGCCGTTACTTGCTTGGGGCAGCGGGAGATGTAAGAGCAATTAACATCCTTCATCACGCATTTAGTCCTCCAGTGCCATCTTTCAAGACCTCTGGCGCAAACCTAGATCAGTTCATTACACAAAGGTTTATTCCGGCACTAAGGGAATGCTTTGAGCAGACTGGTTACGCAATGCCAGACAATGATGAGAAGACTCACATTGCAGAGCAGGCTTCTACAATTCTTGTTGTGATAAATGGTGTGATATATATAATTGATGGGGACTACTCTTGGACTTCTGACCGCACTGGGGTTTATGCAATTGGTACTGGTTCCTCATACGCCCTTGGTGCCATACAAGCCATTGCCGGAGGGAAACAATTGCAAATACCTAAAGCAAAACTTGCTATTAATAAAGCACTTTCGATAACATCCAAATTTGATCCATACACAGGTTCTCCATTCCATATTTATGTGCAGGAGCAATGATGGCTGTCTACGATTACAAATGCATAAATGGTCACATGTATACAGAAATTAGATCAATTAAAGAAGACCAAAGAAGAGTTGAGTGCGAATACTGTGGAGAATTTCTTAAACAAGTTTACACACCACCCCTTATGCAATTAAAGGGAACTGGCTTTTATCGGAATAACCGATGATGTATAATATTTATGACACCCTTTGTGTCTGTTGCGCAAGTGCAGGCTACCTTGGGACCGTTATAGTACACATGAAAGCCCCGGAACTATCCCTACGCAAGTAAATAGCCGGGGTTTTCGAACTAAGAAAAGGAAAATATGACAAAATTAATATCAGAGATTGATATGCCAACAACTAAAACAAATATATTGGCATCGGACTTAACAAAATATCAACAAGTTGAAGAAAATTTAAAAATTGGTAAAGAGTCTTGGATTGCATCTTTTGGGTTTGGCTATGTTTTATACCATCAAGAGGATATACGCAAAATTTTACTAGATCAAAGATGGCATAACGCTTTAGTATTTTATGCTGCGGTTAATAAAACTGACGAACCTGAAAAAGACGAGTATTATAAAAAAAGAAGAACTAATATCTTAATAAATTTAGAAGGAGATGACCACGCAAGACTAAGAAGTTTAGTCGCTCCATCTTTTACTCCCAAGAATGTTGCTTACTTAAAACCATTTATTAACTGGATTACAAACAAAATGATTGACGACATCCTTGTAAACAAAAAATTTGATATACAAAAAGATTTATTCCACAACCTTCCGGTTTATGTCTTATGCCAATTAACAGGGCTTCCGGCGAAAGATATTGAAATCTTTAATGTATGGGTAGAGAAGGCTTTCAGAACTTTTGGTCTAAATGACCGTGAAGAAATTCAGAGAATTAGAAAAGAACAGCAAATAATTGATGACTATGTTTTGAATTTAATTGAAGAAAGAAGGAGAAACCCTCAAAATGATCTTATAACCCAATTAGTTCAAGCGGAGGAGTCCGGAGACATATTGACCAACGAAGAGGTCGTTATGCTTATTCAAGTTATCATGTCAAGCGGAATTGATACGACCAGATGTCAGCTTGGCCTATGTTTATCTTATTTTGCAAACAATCCAGATAAATGGGAAGAAGCAATCGGTAGCGAAGAATCTATGAACAGACTTCTAGAAGAGGCTATGGCTTTTGATGGAACTATTCGTAATGTAGGTAGGTTTGCTTCAGAGGATATTGTCTATAAAGACATACTGTTCCCAAAGGGCACATTTGTTGTTCCTGCTTTAAACATCTCTAATATAAATGAGACTGATAAGAAACCACTTACTTTTGGACTAGGGATTCATCACTGTCTAGGTACAGCGTTAGCTCGCCTTGAGATTCAAGAAGTTTTCTCAATTCTCGCCAAGAGAATTCCTTCCTTCCGTGTTGATAGCATTGAGTATAAAGAGACAACAGATGCCATCTGGGGTCTTAAGTCTCTTGTAATAGAAGTTGAGTAAAGTGAGACTATCAATAATAGATAATGCAGAATACAAAATACTATTATATCAACACGAAGAACTAAAGAAGGAAAATAAACTCCTCAAAGAAGAACTTGCCTATTTTGATATTGGTAAAATTTTGCTTGGTGCAAACCCTGTGGTTGGTAAAATCGATGCAGAGTCATCAAACAAGGTGTATGATTCGATTAAGGAAAGATACAGATTAGCCCAAATTTTGGGCATGTAGAATAGTTGGAAAGAAAGAAAAAATAATGAAAATTGAAGGTTCTGTAGTATTAGTTACAGGTGCAAATCGTGGATTAGGCGCAGAGTATGTTCGTCAATTATTAGATAGAGGGGCATCAAAAGTTTATGCCAGTGCTCGTAATATTGAATCAGTAACAAACACTGGGGCTGTACCGATCTCTCTTGATGTAACAAGTGCGAGTGATATTGCTGCTGCTGTGGAAGCGTGTGGTGATGTCACTATGTTAATCAATAATGCTGGTATCGTTCGGGGTAACTCTATTTTGTCTGACAATTCTCTAGAGCATGCAAGAGCTGAATTTGAAACCAATGTATGGGGTCCGTTTAATATGTCGAGAGGTTTTGCACCAGTATTGGCAAAAAACGGAGGAGGAGTTGTTGTTAATGTTCTTTCAGCAGCAGCATGGTTTAGTGTTAAGGAGATAGCGACATATGCCATGTCCAAGTCTGCAGCTTGGTCCTTAACCAACGGACTTCGCTTAGAGCTTGCACAATACAATACTCTTGTTGTTGCAGTGCATGCTGGCTTTATTGATACAGATATGGCAGCTAATGTTAAGGCGGATAAAGTTTCTACTTTCCAAGTGGTGGAGAGAACACTTGATGCAGTAGAAGCAGGCATGCCAGAAGTTCTTGCAGATGATGGATGTATT